GTATATGCTAATGTAGAAGCAGGCGATGTAAATGGTGATCCTACGATACCTCACAACGAGCATATTAGATTAAGAACAAGAACAGGTCATCAAATACTATTACATAATTCTGAAGATTTAATTTATATTGGTAATAGTAGAGGAACGGCATGGATAGAATTAACAAGTGACGGTAAAATTGATATCCATGCAGATGATAGTATTAGTATAATGACAGGCGCTGATCTAAATATTACTGCTGAAAGAGATATAAATCTAGAAGCAGGCAGAAATATTAATATGAAAGCAACAGCAAGGTACAGTGGCGGTGCTAATTTCGATATTAATGATAATGAATCAGGAAGAATACAAGCAGAAAGTGCGTGGAACACTAATATAGATGTTGGTAATGATTATAAGCTTACAGTTCATAATATGAGCGACACAGTAGTTGATAAAGAAATGAAAGTTCTTGTTAAAGAAGATTATCATTTCCATACTAATAAATCTAGATTCCAACGTTCGGATGGATTTACTCATGAAAGTAGTGGATTTTCTTGGTATAGAAAAAGTGACAGCAACATTCATGATGTTGCAGTTGGTATACATTTCCTTAAAAATGCAAGCCTTAATATGAGATCCATTGGCGGAGATGGGGGAGACGGTGACATAAGATATTATGCGTCAGGTAATGTAGAAGGAACAATAGACGGATATAGACGTGAAAAAATAACAGGAGAGGTGCATCTAATATCAGATTCTAATATTAGAAGTCAATCTGCAGACGATACAACTATTATTTCTGCTACTACAATCCATCAAGAAGCTGGCACTACACACCATGTCATTGCTGGACAAAGTTCTTATCATACAACAGGGTCTAATGTTAATATACAAGGTGCAGGAGTTATTGCAGGAGATGCAGGACAAATCCATTGGAATAGCGGACTTAGCAACGCTGCTAAAGCCGGCGGCAATCCGTCAGTATCAGTTGCAGCATTGCCAGCTACAGATGCAGAAAATCCTGCTGATGCAGTAGAAGTAATTCATTTGCCTACTATACAATTACCTTACATTACACCAGGTAGTGAAGATCCAACATATTATCCTAGCATACTTGCAAGATCTCCTCAACACGAGCCCTGGCCACATCATGAAAATATGAATCCTTTAGCATTTAAAACAAAAGAAACTGACAGAGAAAAAGTAGGACCTTTAGCAGGTAATTTCTTTACTCCGTTAACACCTGATACATTTGCAAAAGGTTCGGGCTCAGCATCAGCTACTCCTTCAGGAGTAGGCGGCGGAGGCACAGCCGGTGCACCGTCATCGGGCGGAGGCACAGGAGTTGTTCCGGGACAAGCTAGTTCAGCTGTTCCTACTACAAATTTAGCACCTAATATTGGTGCACCGTTATCTACTGATCAATTGGTAGGCACAATTGATGGATTTACTTCAGAACAAACTGCTGCTTATCTAGGAGCTATCGGCCAAAGAGAAAGTAATAACAATTATACTGCTGTTAATAGCATTGGGTTTGCAGGAAAATATCAATTTGGCGCATCAGCACTTAAAGATTTAGGTTACATATCATCTTCTGCAAGTAATAGAAATTCATCTATGGCAGATCCTGCTAATTGGACAGGCAGAAATGGAATCAATAGCCTAGATGATTGGTTGAATAGTCCTCAAGTACAAGAAAGAGCAATGATTGATTATACTAATCTTAATCGTAGATATCTAACTAGTAATGGCGGTATAAGAACTAGTGACGATATAACAACAATAAGTGGAATGTTAGCAGGTTCACATTTATTAGGTGCTGGAGGTATGAATAATTGGCGCAGGGGTGCAGGCGGTGCAGATGCATACGGAACAACAGGCGATGAATATTATGCTATAGGTTCTGGTGCAGTTCAAGGAGTTTAAAAATGAGTACATTAGAAAAGAATTTATATAAAAGAGTAAGTGTTAGTTCTAGTCAAAGCAGTATCGGTTCGCAAGGTATTGCTTATAGAGGATTTAGCACAGCAGATATTACTAGAGATAGTTTTAATTTATATGACTTAGAATTAATAAAACAGGATATTATTAACCATTTCCATATACGTCAAGGAGAAAAACTTTCTGATCCAAATTTTGGAACTATAATTTGGGACGTTTTATTTGAACAATTAACTCCCGAAATCGAAGAAGCAATTATTAATAATGTAACTGAAATTATTAATTATGATCCTAGAGTAACAGCACAACAAGTATTTGTAAGCACTTACGAATCTGGAATACAAATAGAAGCTACTATTGAATATTTGCCTTATAATATTCAAGAAACATTAGAATTTAAATTTGACCAATCTGCGAATTTTACAGATTAAGTACGCACTTTTTTATACCTGATAAATACATTAAATTAAGGAATTCGCTATGTCGATATCGGATAGACAAAATAGATTATTATTGAATCAAGATTGGAAAAGAATCTACCAAAGTTTTAGAAATGCAGATTTCCAAAGCTATGATTTTGATAACTTACGTAGAACAATGATTCAATATTTACGTGAAAATTATCCTGAAGATTTTAATGATTATATTGAAACTTCTGAATATGTGGCACTTATCGATCTTATTGCTTTCTTAGGCCAAAATCTATCTTTCCGTGTAGACTTAAATTCGAGAGAGAATTTTTTAGAAACTGCAGAACGTAGAGAAAGTGTTCTTAGATTAGCAAGACTTATTTCATATAATCCTAAAAGAAATCAAACAGCTAACGGACTTTTAAAAATTGAAGCAGTAAAAACAAGCGAATCTATATTTGATAGTAGCGGTGTTAATTTAAGTGGAATCACTGCAAGATGGAATGATCCTTCTAATAATTTATGGCTAGAACAATTTACTAAAATTATAAATGCAGGATTACCTGTTTCTAATCCTATAGGAAAGCCTTTAAAGAGTGCTAACATATCAGGTGTTCCAACAGAACAATATCGATTTAATGCACTGAATACAGATGCTCCTATTTTTAAATTTACAAGAGCAATCCAAGGTAAATCAGAAAGATTTGAAATTGTGTCGACAGACATTGATAATAATATGATTGCAGAAGAACCTCCATTACCGGGAAACAATCCTGCATTTTTATATAGAGATGACGGAAAAGGTGCAGGAAGCTCTAATACAGGATTTTTTATGCATTTTCGACAAGGTAACCTAGAAGTAGGAAACTTTGCAGTATCTGAGCCTACACCTAATCAAATAGTTGCTATAGATACACCAAATATTAATAATTCAGATGTTTGGTTATACAGTTTAGATTTAAATGGGTTTGAAACAGAACTTTGGACAAAGGTAGATACTGTTGAAGGTAACAATGTAATCTATAACAGTCTTTTCAAACAAATAAAAAATATTTTTGCTGTTACTTCTAGAGTAGAAGACAGAATTAATTTAGTATTTGCTGATGGTGTTTTTGGTAATATTCCTAGCGGCAACTTTAAAATTTATTATAGAACAAGTGCAAATAGATATATGACTATTTCTCCTGCAGGAATGTCAAATATTAATATAGAGATTCCGTATATTTCTAAATCTAATAATTCTGAAACATTGACATTAACACTTAGCTTAAAAACTACTGTTTCTAATTCTGCTCCAGCGGAAACTAATAATGAAATAAAACAAAATGCACCTGCTACATATTATACTCAAAATAGATTAATTACAGCTGAAGATTATAATGTAGGTCCTTTAGCAGTAAGTCAAGATATTATAAAAGTAAAATCTGTAAATAGATTAAGCAGTGGTATTAGTAGGTATTTTGATTTAAAAGATACAACAGGAAAATACAGTTCAACTAATTTATTTGCAAATGATGGAATTTTATACGAAGAAGAGTATGATTTAAAAACTAAATTTAGTTTTAACACACAATCTGATATTGAAGGATTTGTATACAATACAATAACTCCTATTTTATCAGCAAAAAATATGAAAAACTTTTACCTATCTAAATACAATAGGATAGTTGTTAGCGATTTGAATGCGCAATGGAATCAGCGCACAGACGACACAAATCTTAATACAGGTAATTTTATCGATGCAGACGGTGACGCATTTTCGGTAGGATCTTTTACTGCTAATAGTTTAAGATTAGTAGAATCAGGTACTATGTTAAAATTTGTTGCTCCGGAAGGATATCACTTCATGCAAGATAATACGCTAATGATAGGAGAAGCTGATCATCCTGGAAGTAAGGAATATTTATGGACTAGTGTAGTAAGTGTACAGGGCGATGGCGCTGACACAGAATCGGCATTAGGTCCTATATATGTAAATGATAGAGTGCCGCAAGGAGCATTGTTAACTGAAATTAAGCCTAAGTTTGCAGACAATTTGTTACCTGATGTAATAGTGCAAATAATTGATCAAACATTTGCCTATAATGATTTTGGGTTAAGATATGACGAACTTGATAGACAATGGAAACTTATCTTAGATGAAAATTTAGATACTACAAGTAACTTTAATTTAGGTAAAGCAGGCAATACAAGTTCACAAAATTTAGATAGTAGTTGGTTGCTATGGTTTAAAACAGATGGAGAATCTTATACAGTCACTTATAGAAATTTAAGATTTATTTTTGAAAGTGATGATGAAATTAAATTTTACTTTGATAGTGCTGACAAAATTTATGATAGCAAGACAGGTAAAGTTCTTAAAGATAAAATCAGCATTCTTAATATCAATAAAAAGCCAGATGAACTTGTTCCATTTACACAAGATTATACTTGGTCTATATCAGATGGTTATAGGGATGCATCTGGTTATATTGAATCAAAAAAGATAGAAATAACTTTCTTCGATTCTGACGATGACGGAATATATGACGACATAGAACTATTTGAAGAAATAGTGGCACCTGGTGTTAACACTGCAAGTAAATTTATTTTCCAAGAAAAATATTTAACAGAAGACAGAACAGAAGATTTTAGATATCTAAAAAATGATAATAATAAAATTATTACGGTTGCAACTGAATTAGATATAGGATCTCGTAGTCTATACCCTGACAAACAAGTCTTCTATATAATTGAACAAAATGTTTTTAAGTATATAGATAAAATTAAAAACAACATTTTTGTTACAAGCGATTATAGAGCATTTAGAGGTCGCAGCGATTTAAAATTCCATTATTTGCACACAGCAGATACAGATCAAAGAATTGATCCCGCTGTTTCAAACATAATTGATACTTATTTGCTGACTAAAAATTATGACATACAATACAGATTATGGTTATCTAATGAAATAAGCACAAAACCTGTGCCAGATAGTAGTGATCAATTATATCTAAATTATAGTAACCAAATTAATTTAATTAAGTCAATTAGTGATGAAATAATTTATCATCCTGTAAAATATAAAGCATTGTTTGGCGATAAGGCATTAGAAGAATTGCAAGTTACTTTTAAAATTGTAAAAAATCCGAGTATTGTAATTAACGACAATCAATTAAAGTCAACAGTAATAGAATATATTAACAGATTCTTTTCGTCAGAAAACTGGGATTTTGGAGACACATTTTATTTCCAAGAACTTAGCACTTATATTATGAGTAATATGAGTCCTAATATTGCAAGTCTACTGATAGTTCCGAAACAAGATTCACAAGTCTTCGGAAGCTTATTTGAAATAAAATCTGAACCAGATGAAATTTTTGTAAGTGCTGCTACAGTTTCTGACATTGAAGTTATTGATGAAATTACAGCAACAAAGTTAAAAGTGGATGGAAATGTAGTAAGCTCTACATCTGCAACTAATTCAGGAGTACAATCCAATTCACTTACAACAAATAATACAAGTAGCTCTACAGGAGGTTATAGTTACTAATGTCTATTAACAATCAAAACGAATACAATTTACCTGTACCTAATGACAAAGATAAAAGAAAAACAAGTAATTTATTACCTAGATTTTTTAGAACAACAGCAAACGTAAATTTTTTACAAGCTACTCTTGATCAATTAGTACAACCGGGTGTAGCAGAAAAAGTTTCTGGGTATTTTGGCAGAAGACATGCTAAATCTTTCTTACCTAAAAAAGATTTTTACATTAGTGATGTATCTTCAGACAGAGAAAATTATCAATTAGAACCTGCAACAGTAATAGAAGACAATCTAGGAAATGTCAAGTTTTACGGAGATTATATAGATTATGTAAATTCTGTTAATAATTTTTCCGGATCTGTAGCTGATCATAGCAAATTAAATTCTCAAGAATCGTATGCTTGGAATCCAGGTATTGATTGGGACAAATTTGTTAACTTTAGAGAGTACTATTGGCTTCCAGAAGGTCCTCAGCCTGTTCCGATTAAAGGACAAGAAAGAGAAATTACTAGTACTTACACGGTAACACTAGAGGAAGATGATGATAATTTTGCATATGTATTTTCTCCAAATGGATTTACAAGAAATCCTAATTTAAAGTTGTACAGAGGACAAACATATAAATTTGAAATAGATACTCCGGGACATCCTATTGCATTTGCGTTAAGTAGAACCTTTACTCCTGGCACTGCTTTACTTACAGGCTTTACTGATGGAGTAAGAAGCGCAGGGTTATATGATTCTTTTTTATACGATGAAACAGGTACCGCATATGAGTTAGGAGAGTTTATTGTACTTCCGTCAGGCGGTACTGTTACATTCTTAGATGACGAAGAAAATATTTCAACACTTTATCCGGACGGCATCAGAAAATTCGGCGAAGAAGGCGACGAAATTGCAACATTATATGTTGAAAAAGGAACAATAGAATTTACAGTTCCTGATAATGCACCCGATAGACTATTTTATATTTCAAAAAATGAAGTTAATACTAGCGGACAAATTAGAATTTATGACATTGAAGAAAATACTGAGATTGATGTTGAAGCAGAAATTTTAGGTAAGAAAGAATATGTTACTAGAGATGGTTGGTCATTATCTAATGGTATGAAAATATACTTTTTGGGCGACACATATCCTGCAAAATACGAAACTGGACAATATTATGTAGAAGGTGTAGGAGAAAGAATTAGATTAATTAATTCTAGAGAATTAATCATTCCTGCATCATATTCAGAAAATAGACTAGTTCCTTTTGACAGCCAAGGATTT